TTTGTTTTCGTCGACTAGGCAGTCGTCTTCGCCTAGGGTTCCTATTTCGACGAAGGCGTTGAATTGGTTGAGTACCCAGTGGTTAGGAGTTGCGTCTAAGTGGGTGCCTCCCCATAAGTTGAAGCGGGTGACTGGTTCGTTTTCGTGTACGTGTAAGTGGAGAATTGCGGCTTCATGGAAGACACCGCGATCGTCAAAGCTAAGTACGAGGTCACCAACTTGTAGGGTGTCAATGCGCTGCACCCCCTTAGGCGTTCTTACTAGCGTGTGGCCTAAGAAACACCCGCCTCCTGCACCGGTGATTGCGAGTGTCATGCGTTCACAATTACAGCGTCGGGATCACCCGCTTCTCCACTGGTGTCTTCAATAGTGGCACCTGCACTAATTGTTATACTTCCAACCACTACTTGTCCATATATTATAGGAATGGGCAATCCACTTCGGCTAGTATTTTGAATACCTGAAAAACTGTAACTTTCCACCGCCTTAGGGTCTTTTTCGCCTATTTGCGTACTAGGCACAGGAGATAACAATTGAGCTACCCCACCTAAAACCAAACTTACGCCAATGCCTAGGACGATGGGGGCGAGGGCCACACCGAAGAGGGCTACGCCGGGGATGAAGAAGCTGGCGGCGATAAGGAGGACGCCAACGATGATTCGGCCGATCGCACCAGCGCCCGCGATAACAGGGGTGATGGATATGACTTCGGTTTCGCCGACTGGGTGGTGGAGTTCGTGTTCGGAGAGGATGTGCTTGCCTGTACTGACCCGGTAGTACTGGTCCGCCATCAAGTGCTCGAGATGCGGGAAGTTGCTGATCAGGAAGCGCACGGCCTCTGCCACGCTCTCCACCTCAGCACGAAATACCCGCTGTCCCACCTCCTTAGCAAGCTGCCCGTAGATTTTTATGGTTTTCATACTTACCCGACCTGGAGCCTCGCCCAATCGTAATGCCTAAGTCTTTTGCCAGTGACGGTCTCGTACCAGCCGCCACCGCCGTAGATGTCGCGGCTACTAAGGCGACCGGCTAAGTGGTGAAGTATCATGCTATCGCCGATGTAAACTGCGCAGTGGTCTAAGCCTTTGCTGTTTATTCGCATTAGTAATGCGTCTCCTCTTTTAAGTTCTTCTTCTTCATCTATAAGACTAAAACCTGCAGTAGCCCAGCACTCATCAAATATAGGATTATTTTCAAACTCCTTAGGATCTGCAGGACGTGGCCAGTCAGGTAATAAGATGTTGTTTTCAATATACCAATCACGTATAAGGGTCCAGCAGTCTGCTACAGCCCAGGTGTATTCACGGCCAATAAGGGGGGCTTTGAAGCCGCAGGGGGCAAGTTCTGCCCAGGTGTCGACAACCGGGTTACAGATCACCCAGGGCAGGCCGGATGACTCGCAGGCAATGCGGTCTGCCTCGCTAGGCGCTGCAGCGGTTACAGGGTGGCTGTGAAATACCGCTGTGATCTCGCCTAAGTCTTCCGCTTTTGCGTAGTCCTCGGGGTCGAGGATAAACATGTCAGTAGCATTAGGGGCTAAGTTCTTACAGGGGATGTATCGCTCTCGTCCTTTAACGATGACTACAAGGCCACACGCCTCCTTAGGCATTTCTGCTAGTGCGTGCGCAAGTGCTTTGCTACGGGCAGCTTTTTTCATTAGAAGCTGTATTGGCCAATGCCAGGGAAGGAGCCGAAGGGAAGTGCAGCATTTACCCCAAAACGGGCTTCACAGCTAGTCAACCGCTTACCGCACACATCATTGCTTTCATTGGTTGCTAGGTCGTTTTCGTTAAAATAAGCGTTGCCAGTGTACGAGCATTCTGCAGAGCGGTAACGCCATTGGCAGATGTTGTTTATGGTTTGGCGTTTCGGTGCCCTTACACCGGCCAGGTCTAAGGCGGAGACAAGCTCGAACTCAACAATAGTATTAGTCTCCGCCGACTTACGGTCCACGAAATACACCTCCTTAGGCATGACTGCTGAGGGGTCACTGGCGCCAAAAGGATTTACGTTGCCCTCGAAGTTTTCGGCGTCTAGGAAGCGGGCCAGAGTGCGGATGCGTTCCACTCGAGCCCCTGCGAGGTCGGCACTGAGGGAGAACTGGCTGATTTCGAGCAGGACTGCGGTGATGGTGGCGTCTACGTTGGCGATGCGGACCTTGGGGCGGGGCATGGCTCCGCTGCCTGTGTAGTCGAAGCCGTCAGCCTCCACAGGCCAGGCATAGAAGGTGTTGCCGTTCCATACGACGTGGCCGCTGATCGCTTTGGCGTTGACGCCGGCGTGGAAGCGGTAGGTGTCGCAGGTGCCGTGGATGCGAGTGCAAGTGGTTACCTCGAAGAGCTCGACGATCGAGCTGGGGCTTAGCTTGGCCAGCTCTTGGCGGACTGCAATTGGTACTGTCACGGCTTACCAGCGGCCATCAGGGCACTTTAGGTATGGTATACGGGCTTTGAACTGCATGTAGCAGCCGCATAAGCGGCAGCGGTGTGTGGCCAGGTTGTAGTGGGGGCAGGCCGCGCAAATAAGTAGGCGTTCGGAGGGGAGGAGGCGTTTGGGAGGGTTTGGGGGTGAGGTGGGGGGTGGCATTGGTGGGGTAGTGGGGACTTAGGAGTAAATATAATTAGATGGGTGGGGAAGTCCTGGCCAGTCGACAATTGCGCTTGCGCTGTTGCCCCCATTAAGTAAAGGGCCGTTTGTAAATTGAAACTTGCCGACAACTGACTGTATAAACTCATTTGGGTATATAAAATCTTTGTTTGTACCGCATACGCTAAATGGCTGTGTACTAGCGCCTACTGGAAAGGGAAATCCACTATCGGTAAACCAGATTAAATTTAAAGCTTGACCTGAATAGCACCAAGGAGGCGCGTCTAATGCACCTCTTTGAGTAAAGTTAATCAGCCACGGAGGAAAATCACCGCTACCGCCTATAACAGCGGAAGGAGGGCGAGGACTAAGGTACGTTATTGCACTTACTTCTAAACCGAACACAGGGCTGGTCCCTCTAGTACCAAACCAATCGCTGGTGTATACAGACGTACCTGTATACACAGGCCACGAATAAATAACGCCATTATTAACGGCTGACCACACGGCCGAAACACGTACATATTGGTATCTAGAGGTGTAAAAATCGGCATCGTTGTCAGTGCCTGAATTGTCTTGGCAGAAGCTTTCGGTGCAGAAGGGGTCGCCGTCAGCGGATACTGAGGTGAGGGGGAAGAAGGTGGAGGTGAGGGGGGTGGGGGAGGTGGACTGGTACGTCCAGTCGGAGGAGGTGCCTATGGATTGGTCTGTTGCAGGGTCGAGGGAGTAGGGGTTTGTCATCAGTCTCGTATTTGTGCAACGTCAAAGAGGACAGTAGGTAGCTCGGGGGCAGTAGCTGTAAAGGATGTGGAGTAAGCGGCGAATTCGCTTTGAACTGATCCCCAAGTGTTTAGTCTTGGTAAGGTCTTAGTTTCGGTTACGCCTGTTAGAGGATCTGAAGGTAAGTTTGTAAGGCTTATCATAGTGCGAGATTGGCTAGGGTAGTCAGTGCGTGGAATAGAAAATAATTCTACTTCTTGAGTGGTGTCTACATGATCTCCGCTGTCAAATTTTAGTAAGAGGGTTTCTGGGCTGTAGGTGTATGTGGCGAGCTGGTTAAGCACGCTGTATACTGCGGCAGAATTTCTATACCTGCGTGTGGATAAAACGGCTCCTTCAGTTGTGATCTCTAGTATGTAAGCGTAAGTGCGTCCGCTAAAATCAAGCGTAGCTGTTCTATTACCTGATATAAATATACGATCACCTTTAGTAATAAGTAGCTGAAGTTGATCTAGCTGATTTGAATAAACACTGCCAAAGTCGTCGTTTACAGAAAAATACTTTTGCCAAATAAGAATACCTGCTGCGCTAAATTTAAGTATTTTAATTGTTGTATTATAGTTAAACGCAGTTCGACAAACTGCGTATACGTTTAGTGATGAATCGGATCCTAGGCAACCACGATCGCAATATATGTCATTTCTTTGGCTGTAAGCAGGGAAACCCGACTCCTCTGTAAAAGTTGTGTAAGGCCATTGAATGAAAGCGCCTGTAGTTGCGTTTAATTTTAAAAAAGTTGGGGCTACTCCTGGACTTTGAGCTACTCTAGACGAAATGTATATGGAATTATTAGAGTAGTGCATAGCCAAAAGGTTGGTGTACGCGTCTCCTTGCCGCTCACTTTTACTGGTTGAATAATTATAAAAATATGTGTTTCCTGTCCAGCGGGCGCCCCATTGTACATCTAAGCTGTAGTTTAGCTTTATAATCCACCCTGTTTTTGTTTGGCTCGTTGATCCGTTTGTCCATGTGTTGTCTCCTATAGCGTGGCTAGAGGCAATATACCAATTTCCGCTCGGATCTTGAATTATTTCTTCTAGTTCTTTTGCAAAATACCCGTCTTCCTTTATAAGGGCTTTAAATGATTTAAAAAATAAAATGTTTCCGGTAGTTTTTGATATACGTACAAAATGAACGTTGTAGTCATAAGTGCCTAAAGCAGGGGTGCCTGCTGTACTTGCTGTTCCATTAGCGCTGCAAGTATTATATATTAGCCATAAGTTGCCATATATATCAAATTTAATATGGGCATTTGCAGAAAAAATCAGGCCGTCTGCACACTTGTATTGCTTAGTCCACACAACCGAAGCGTTTAAGCTGGAGCTACTAACCTTTGTAACTACAGGACCTACGCAAGCAGTAGAACTTCCAAACCATCTATGCGTAGCATAGACTGTGCCATCTGTATCTCTAATTGAGTTCGTAGGGTCGCGGTTAGGGTTTAAGGAAACACTGCCACCTCCTGAGGTGACGACCCGGAAAAAGCGGGTGCGGTAGATGTCTTCGTAGTCGCAGAACTCCTGGGTGCAGAAGGGGTCACCATCGGAAGAGGTCGGGGTAACTGGGAAGGAGGTTGAGGTGAGGGG